AGACGGGTAAAGATTCGGCTCGATTGCAAAACGGTTGCTTGCTTTACGGCAATCGGTACTGCAGACCAACCCCAAGTGCCTGTTACCTTTACGCTGGCCTCGCCAACATTCTGAGCAAACACATAATCGCCAACAGCCCTGATGCGAGTGCGCGGCCAACCAGTCAAACCATCGGCGCGACCATTCAACGGCTCAAGCTGGTAATCCGATGCAGTCCAAGTCTGGTCAAACACGCCATCGAGATCGGCAGACACCTCGAGGCTTGTGAGCGTAATCAAGTCATCGATCTCGCACACAATCATGTCGTCAGGTGTGAAGTATCGGGTTGCCGTACCATTCGGGTAAAAGTTGCGACCGGCGAAACCATCGACCAGGCGAGATGCAGACTCAATAGCCGTTTCCAGTAAAGAATCGTCAATAGAATCGGTGATTCTTAGTGCGGCTTTCACTTCTGCGAGTGAGGCATAACCATTTGTAATAGCCAAAATGACTCCTAAAGTATTGTTTCTATTTTACCGCTTAGATAGTCGATGCTTGATGGCCGTAGTCGAGATGCCATCGGTATACGGGATGTAAATCAAACCAATGCCGCGCTCATCCAACCAATCCTGATCAAAACCCATCTGGTAGTAATAATCACGCCTAGCCCAGTCGCTGCCGATAATGATGTAGTCGGGTTTTACTTGCTCGATGGCAATGCGCGAATCAGCGCCACCAGCGTTAGGCACAACCTGGCTAACCCATCTGCAACCCAGCAGCACATCGCGGCGCTCAGCGTAAGTCATCACCGGCGCTTTACTTTTGTACTCCACAATGAACTCATCGGTGTTTAGGGCCACAACCACCTCACCCAACTGAGCTGCGCGCTTTAGAAACGCCACATGCCCGGCATGGAATAGGTCAAAAGTGCCGCCTGTATAAATCAATCCCATCGGTTTGCTCTCCTACTTTGTAATGACCACAGAGATGCCTCTATACGGCCCTCAGCGGCTCTCTGAGCGTATAACCGCCCATTGTTGCTATAACTTACCGAATTGACGGCCTGAAAGCCGCTATGCAGCGTAGAACTGTTATCGTGACCCATCTTGCAACCAATGCTTTTCTTAGGCACACCAGCCAAATCAACGCGGCGCTCGAGATCATTATCATCGAAGTAAAGAGGGTAAAAATCCTCGCTATAAAGCCCGACTCGCTCAACCATGCCCTCACCGAAAACCACGCCCGACCATGCCGGGTAAATGTCGAGAAAATTCAGCGCCTGAGTATCGACCTGCTCGGGTATGAGCTGCATCTGGCCTGGCAGAAAATAGGCATCATCATTCACCAGCACCCAGTACGGCGCGTACGGTGTCGCTTTTACGATCAGATTCCAAGCGCCAACCAAACCCAAACCAAACGGCACTTCAATGTGCCAAAGATTCTGCACCAAATCAGGTTTCTTAGGTTGCCAGGCTTTCGTGCCTGAATTGTTTACGATCACCAAATGCTCAACCGGGTAATCGATGCTGGCCAGCAATCTCTCAGCCAAATCAAAACGCTTGAGAGTGCAAAAGCCAAGAACCGGAATCATTTTAGAATTTGCGCCAACGCCGGCAACCAATACTCTTGCCACACATGCTCAGCACCATAACCCTTAGCAAACTGAATAGCCCGATCCGACTTACCTCGAGGCTGCTCATAAGCCGTAGACAACGCCCTAACAATCTGCGGAATGTTAGGCACGCTAAACCATGACCTCTGAGGCTCATCCCACAACGGCTGGCACTCAACCAACCAACCATCGCCCACCAGCTCGCTACTCGCGCAAATGTCCGAAACGATAACCGGTGTGCCACACGCCTGAGCCTCGATCGTGCCAACGCCAAAACCCTCACCGTAACTAACAGCCAGGTAAACATCCATCGCCGTATAAAACGCCGCCAGTTGCTCTTGCGAATAGCCATAACGGTAAGCGACCTGATCGCAGAAAATCACCTGGTCTTTAGTCAAACCGCACGCAGTCAAAATGTGGTCAAGTTTCCAACCGCCGAAACTACCAAACATGTCGGTGTGCAAATACAGCACCGCATTGGGCTTATCTTTCGCAAACAACGCGAACGCTAGAAACGCCTCAGCGACCGCTTTACGATGAATAGCGCCGCTGGCCTTATTAGCAAAATTCATGCCAACCAAGAAAGTGTCTGCATCGATGCCCATGTACTCGCGCACATCCAAACCATCGACCTCATAAGTTGGCTGAAACACCGGCTCGACAGCGTGCGGAATGTACAAACTCTCAACGCCACGATTCTTGAGCTGCTCTTGACCCCAACGGCTCATCGCGATCGGTGTAACATTCGGGCGCTTGCACCATTCCAAAACCAGCGGCGGTATCGGGTTGTGATCGATAGGCACCCAACTAGCAATGTTTAAATCGGCATACTTATCGCCACGCATAATCCAAACATCGTAAAGAGTGATAAGAGCGTTAGGTTGCTTGCCCTTTTCGTTTTCTACTCTGGCCACATGGTGATTATGATTCAGCGGTGTAACATCCTGCGAGTACGGCTCAGCGCCCCTGGCATACTCAGGCACAACACCGTACTTGCTTTCCCAAGTACCATTTACGCCCTCGCGCCCATAGTTACTAAGAACCGCAACATCGAGGCCATCGCGAATCATGCGGTTGAGAACCTGATTAGTTTGCACGCCATATCCAGTTGTGGCCGTTGCGGAATTTGAAAACCAGCTGATCGTGCCGGTGAGTTTAGTCATTAGATGCCCTCTCGCGTAGATGGGCTAATAATAGCAAAACCCTGCCGAAAAGATAGGGGGAATCCGGCAGGGCTTTACAGAAAGATTATGGCACAGAAAAGCCACAAAATGCAAGATAAAAGAAACGGCCCGGCAAATCCACGCGATGCCGAGCCGTTTCAGTTTAGAGCTTCGAGATTAGCTTGCGCCACCCTTGAAGAATCCGATGTGGCTAGAAATCGTGAGTCCACCATCAACTCTAATTAGGCCCCTGTAACTTGTTACATCGGTGTTGAAGTTGAAGTCAGTTGAACTTGCAACCTGAACGCCGCCAGCAACGCGAGCCTTGAACGATGGTAGGTGTCCGAATAGAACCGACTTAGCACCAGTAGCAACCGCTGGGATTGCTGGGTTTTCGTAAACCGAGTAACCAAGCAACTGAGCTGGCTGACCGTTTACAGCGTTGTCGAGCCAGATGTAGTTACCTGCGCCATCCTTTAGCTTGCGAGCAGCAGCGATACCGCTCTTAGCCATCATGAAGCCGAGTCCAGGTAGAACGCGTGCGCCATCAGCAATGCCGTAAACCAAGTCAATTAGGTTTTCGTAAGTGAACGCACCCGAAACGGTTGTGCCACCAGTAACTACTGAACCAGCAGCATCAACCAACTTGTTGGTTAGTGCGGTGTTGGCCTGTACACCTAGTGAAGTACCTAGTTGCTGAGCAATGTAGCTAGTGATGTTAAACCCTGCATCGCTTACCAATTCGTTTGCCAAGTTTACGATCGCGCCATACTTTACAGCGCCAAGAGTAATGCTTGAGAAAGTCGGGTTTGACTCTGCAACAGTACCTGCAGCTGCAACTGAACCTGAAGTGCTGATTGCAGTTACGGTTGGGATTACTAGGTTTTCGCCTGATGCGGTGTTGAATACCTCAGAGGTCTGAAGCATTGGGCCGACTAGGGTAGCAACCTGGAATACCTGGTCATAGAACGAGGTCGGTACGGTGTTGCTCGATGGTGTGAGCGGTGCGCGAGTTTCGCGCATGAATTCGTGCGAACGAACCTCACCGCGAGCAATCGAACGAAGAACATCAGCCTCAGATGATGCTGGTGCAACTTCTGGTGCAAACGAACCGGCAGCCTCAGCAGCCTCAGCCGAACGCTGAGCAACTTTCTGAGCAGTAGCAATGGCAGCATCGCGCTGAGCAATATCAGCCTCGAGGCGGTCAATCTTTTGTGAGTCCTCAGCAGTTAGTCCGCCACGCTTCTCAGCGTCATCCAAAACTTCACGCATCTGTGAAATTAGGTTGTTGCGAACTTCAGCCTGACCCTTGATGAAATCAGACATTTGATTTCCTTTCAAATAGGTTAGATGAATTTTCTGCCGCGCTAACGCTGAACAGAGTTGGCCGCGCTAACGCTGAACCTAATAAAAGTTTAGCCACCGCAATATAACAGCGGAAAGAAAAACCCTCTCGGCAAAAGGGTAAAAAGCCGAGAGGGTAAAACTCGAGAAAGTTAGCGAGTTTCTTTAGCCTCAGTAATCCGAACTTCTTTAGCCGGTACTGAAGAATCTTTTAGCTCTTTGATTAGATCGGCAACCGGGCCAATAGTAGGCTCACCAGCAACCTCACTAATAACCTTTACAGCGATCTCAATTTCTTCTTTAGTTGGCATTACATTTCCTTTAGTAGTAGGTCGAGTTTCTTCTTCTTCAGCGCGAGAATGTCGCCCTGAACTTCTTGCACTTCTTCGGTCTTAGTTAGTTTTGCCACAACATCGGTAATTAGGGTCGCGTGAGATTCTTCTAACTCCTCGCCCGACTCCAGGCGCATGAGCGCATCAGCCAACTGATCGGCATCGATGCCAGGTGCAGCTGACCGAACCGAGATCGTGCCGCTGGTAGCCGTATATGCCGGCCAAGAAACTATTGATGTTTCAAAAAGCCTGACGGCCTCAAGAGTGCGAACCTCGCCCTGCCACGAATCCTTGATAACAGAAAATCCAAAAGACATTGAGTCGATTGTTTTTGACCTGATTAACTCGGCCACATCTTTTCCGCGCGAGGTGTTGGCCAAAGTAGCCTCAACGCGCAAACCAATCTCATCTTCAGTTAGGCGCAGCGTGCCACCGCGAACCGATGCCAACGGCTCACCGGCATCGTGATTCCACAACAACTTGACCTCATTGCGCGACTGCAACGAACGCTTGAACGCACCAGGCGCAATACGCTCGATGAACGGCAACGGCTCAGAGTCCGAATTGAAAACGGCAGCGTAACCGGTGAAAGCCATGCCATCGGCGGTTTCACGAATCTCAAAGTTAGTAGCATGAATGCGCTGCTCTTGCTTGCTAGTCGAACGGCCCTCAGAGTCGCCGCCCTCGAGTTGGCTCTTGATGCGCCAAGCAACATCAACCCATTTAGAACGCGTATTAGCAGTCATAGTTTCTCTTTCTTGCTCTGCCTCAATTCTAGCAACCACCGATTCTGCATAAGCCATCGTGCGCTCAGCAGCTCGCTTAGTTGGCCCTGAACCCCAAAGCAAATGCGCGACAACACCAGCAGACGGATAGTTATCTGCGCCAGGTTGCGCATCCGGCGCATCGAGGTCATCCATGTGCCTAGCGATCCAGGCAGCGATACGAATCCACTTATCATCGGTCACGCGGCCCTCAGCCATGTCGCGCGCCTCACGAATAGTGCGCTCAACCAAACCATCGCCACCCTGACCATCGGCAGAGTACTCGAGGCCACGCCTAGCAGCCGCACGCATGTACGCTGGCGCATCCTGATTTATAGCCCTATCTTCAGGCACATCTGGCACATCAGCCGGTGCAATAGCGGTGATGCCCAAACCTGAATAAGCCTCGCGAATGTCTGCGCTAGCATCCACCGCAACCATCACATTGTAAGTTTTCAACAAATCTTCAGCGGTAAGTTTCTTGAACTCAGTCGAATCGGTATCGGCATCGGGTTTCATAATCAACTGGTCAAAATCGATGTCTAAGTTTTCAAGCTCAGAAACGGTAGCCTGGCGCTCAGACTCGAGGCGAGCCGTCACAATGATTATGTCCGTATCGTCAAAACTCTCAAGATAGGCATAAACCTTTTCATCACGATCGCCATCCAAAGTAATTAGCGTGCCATCAATGTCTGCAAGAACCGCCTGAGCGGTCGGCTCAGAATCATCCATAGGCTCGGCCGATGGCAAATCGGCAATCTTAGTCAAATCCGCTAGAGGCACGATCGCAACCAAAACCGACTCAACATAAACGCCATCTTCACCCTCATAAATTTTGACCTCAGCCTGGTCGCCATCGATGCGGTAAATCTCGCCATAATAAGTTTCGCCACCGCGAACCCAAGTCACATAATCGCCAAGCACCAGCGCGCGCTCACCCTCAAACGGCTCATCAGTCGCGATAGACAACGCAACAGCCTGATCGATGGCAGACTGCTTACCAGCGTGGCAACCCAAAATCTCGCCAGCCTCATCTACAACAGCCCAGCCAGCAGCGCAACCCTCGCGGTCTTCAGCAATAAAATACGGCATTATTTGACCACCAAAATTCTTAGATTCAAACCAGTCTGCGAAGTAATTGCATACAGCTCATCACCTGGCAACAACTGAACCACGCTAGTCTGAGTGGCCACCGCGTGCATAC